TTTTAGCCCATTCTAGATTCTTTTGTGAATCTGATAGTGCTTGTTGTGGTACTTGTATTACTAAATTATTCATTTTTTACAAATTTAATTATTTCCCAAACATATTGTTGAAAAACAGTCCATTATCTTTATAGCTGTTAAACTCTTCTAAAGGGTCATAACTGTCTTTTAGAAATCCTTTTTCTTTGAAGAAACCAGACTCCAAGAAACTCTTAGCTTTTTTAGCATCAGCTTTGATAATTTCCTTGTTCAAAGTTACATCTAAAATCAATACGGCAATCATAGCTGATACCCTATCAAAGTTTCCATCCTTATTCCACTTAATTAATTCCTGAATTAAACCTGTAGACCTCAATCTATTAACATTTAACACTTCAGAATTAGCTTCCATTGGTTCTAATAACCACTCCCTAATTAATTCTCTACCCCAAGTATTTGTTCTTTCAGTAGCCTTATACCCATAAGAAGTATTTAAATTAGGTTTCCACTCAATTTTATCTCTAAGTTGTGTAGGAGTTTCAGATAACATATACAAAGCCTTTTTATGCTCCATATATGTAACAAATCCTAACTTGTTAATCTCTGGAAATCCCATAGCATTGTAGTAGATAATTAATTTTCTACAATTTTCATAGAAATCCTTAGCTAATTGTGGTCTTCCTGTGTACTCAGCTACAATTCTTCTTGTAAATCTGTCAAATACAAAAGCACATCCTACAGAATCTGTAGTTGCATGGTCATCATCATAGGGGTCAATACCAACAATATACCTTCTAGTAAATACTTTACCATCATTGTCTTTTTGAGGCTGTTCATAAATCTCTACACAACCTACAATATTGTCATCAGGTCTTCTTTTAATAGGATAATCCCTTAATGGCTGTGCATTATCAAAACTTTGAAACCTTAATTCACCTTCTTCTGACATTACAAAGCTACCAATCCAGTTACTTTCTATGTATTTCTGAGAATTAGCTTTAATATCAGCTAATCTTTCATTAAGTAACATAGTAGGAAACATATTTCCTGATGTTACCAAGAATGCTTCTGATGGTGTTAATGGATACTGTGTAACTGCATCCCTATATGCTGATGGATTACCTTTTTTAGTTTCTCTGTAAGCAATAATAGACTTCATTGCAGCATTCTCATTGGAATTACCATCATCATCTACAAGCTTTTCAGTAACCTTAGTTTCTTTATCTGTATAAACACCAAACCTTTGTCTTGTAGAAGGTAAAAACCACCCACATCTTTGATTACCTTTATCTGCTTCCCAATCATTAGGAAAGGCAAGTAAGTTAAACCTGTCAGGATCATAGTACATTTCAGAGAAAGCTGCTGTTCCTCCACCCATGTCACCACCTGTACCATAAATAATAGGTAAACCAATAACATCATCACCATCTTTCCAACAAGGTTCAGAGATATTATAAGACTCTATAATATTACTAAAGATACCAGCTTCCTCAAACAAAAATATAGAGCTTGATAAACCAGCAGATGCAAATGGATTATCTTTAAATGTAATCTTCTTAATCTCAGACTGATAACCCATCCATACATCTCTACCATCTTCCATCTTTTTAAGGTGTCTTGCTTTAACAAAATCTTGTGTATTAGGATTTCTAGGCTTATACCATACTGTAGCTTGGTCTAGAAAGTTTAAGTTATTGAGAGTCATTGCCATAGTATTATCAGAATACTTATTTTCATAAGCTGATATAATACATTTAGCATCCTTATAGAAATTATACTCATGTGTAACTAATGCAGCATTCTTATAAGAGAAACCAGTTCTTCGTGGCTTAACCATTATAAACCCCTTCTTCTCTTGCCTTGCTTTCTCTATCAATGAAAAGAATTCTAAATCTACATCTGTAAACTTAGGAAAACCTTCAGTCTTTCTACCTGTCTTTTCATCTTTTAAAAGCATTCTTGTATAGTTCAAATAGAAGTAATAAGTACCAGGTATAGTAATATTACCAATGGTAACACCTTCTATACACTTTCTTTTCTCTTCTTTCCAAAACTCATTGTACTGAAAAGTACCAGGTAATGCTTTTATATAACTACCTGTATTTTCATAGATAAGTCTTGCTTCTAAAAATGCTTTTGTATTAGTTAACATTACTCGTTAAATTCACTATTAACTTGTTTATCACCTCTAATCTTAACAGCAGTATCTTGTTTCTCAGCTTTAACTGCAGATTCTAAACTCTTATACTGTGATACAACCTTACTTATAGAATCAATAATCTTCAAACTTGCAGTTGTACTTTCAGCATCTACCTCATTCTCATTTAAATACTTAGAAAATTCAAATATCTTGTTCTTAACACTATTAAGCAGAACATCTAATGGACCCTGCTTTAATTTTTTGTATATTTCACAAGCTTGTTTGACCTTATCTGATGGTTCATAATCCTTTTTTCCCAGTACCTCTTCCTTGATGGCTTCTGTTCTTTTTTCTTCTGAGTAATTGTTATAAGGAGAGTTAAAATCACATAGATGATAGATAAACTTAAAATCTGTATATGCATTAATTTTTGTTTTAGACTTATCTTCTTTCCAGATCTCAGCAAATATTTCTATTGTGAGTATCTCAGGTGAGATAACTACCTCATTATCTTTTAAGTCAAATACCTTCATTACTTAAGAAACTTCAACTTATAGATAGTAGAATAAGTAAGGCTAGAAAGCTCATCAATCTGATTCTTAAGGTAATCCTCCTTAAACACTTCTCTTGATGCTTCTACATACTTAGCAAACTCTTCAATGTATTCCATAAAATCCAAAGGCTTAACAGACTTAACTTCAAAGTTTACAATACCATACTTACCTTGGTAGCTTTCTACAAAGCCATCAACTAAATCAAGCAGGGAATCATAAAATCCATTTAAAGCTGTATGTGCTGCATAGGCACCAGGACCTTTTACTCTAAGATGTTCAATGTGTGCAACATCTCTTGCTTCAAACAATCTACCAATAAACTTACTTGGTGAGTTCATTGGATTGTTCATTAATTTTTCTTTTAATGTTGTCATATTTTTTTAATTTACTTTTATTTATTACAAATTTACCAAAATTTTTGATAATAACATTCTTATTCCATGTATTAGGATCACTATCATCTATTTGTGAAAATTCTGAAACTAGGAATTCAAATAATCCAGAGTATATACCTTTAACCTCTGTATAAGAAACACTATTTCTTTTTGCTATTTCTGTTAGCTTCCTGATAACTTCGTCCTGTAGTCTTACCATAAAATCCTTTTATAACTATCCTTGAAGGTGTATCCTTCATCTTACTTAACTCTTCAAATGAATGATTAACTACAATCCACTGATCCATAGACCTTAACAAACACCTCTTCTTATAAGGCTTCTTAGTCCTCTCATTAATAACTTCAGCAAACTCTGTTATCTCATTAATCTCCATTCTTTTAGAAATAATCTTTCCAGGTACTTCAGTAGGAACCTTGTTACCATCTTCATCCTCAATAGTAACAACCTTATACAATGGTTCCAATACCTTAATAATCATCCTGTTACTTCATTATTTAATTGCTTAATCCAAAGCTCCTTTTTACTCTCTTCAACAATCCTATTGTACTCCTTAATAGACTCATGATTAGAAGGTAATACCTTAAACACTAAACACCATTTACCATCAGGTAACTTTTCTATATGTTTTATATACTGATATCTTTTATGCTTCTTAATAAACTTCTTAGCTAATTCAGTGTAAGTATTCATTTTCTGAATAACAACATCAAATTCTTTGTGTACAAAAACCATTGTATTTGTTCCACAAATAGGATCAGGTAACATAATTTGTTTTTTTCAAAAATACAAAATTAATCCTCATCATATACCACACTGATAGGTGTGATAACTACCCAAGATCCATTTCTACCCATATTTCTATCATGTATAAATCTAATTATATTACCATTATGTTCTATATCAGCATCCATATACTCAGTTAGTTTTCCTGTCTTATACAAGTGATTAACTGTACCATACAGTCCATTAAGATCACTTGCTCTAACTTCTATTCTTTTCATATCTACCCATTGTTTTATTTACACAACCTCTAACCTTAGTATTATCATAAGTCCATATCTCACCATTATCCATAAGTAATGTAAAATAGATATAACTTTCTGGACCATAATCATTAACTAAGAATGCCCATCCTTCCATGTCCATTTCAGGAACATAAAAGGGAATTGGAGGATTAAGTTGTACTATCATTGTTTACCATTAATATAACTAACTATTAAATCTCTCTCTTGAGGAGTTAAATCTTTCATAACCTTATCCTGACCTATCTCTCTAACAATAGATTGAAGTTGATAAAAATTAATCTTACCTTGAGCAAGATAAATATTTAACTGTTGCTTAATAGTATTTTGATTCATACTTTCTTGTAAATTACCTTCTAATGTAATATTCATAACATTACTTTACAAGCAACATCTGCTTCTCTGAATAACTGATACTTTTGTTTACCTCCATCGTGAGTCTTACCTTCAAAACTAGTAGGCATTGAATGTGGGAAAAACATTACTTTATCTCCAGGTTGGTAAAGTTCAACATCTTTACCTACAGCAATAATAACATCACCATTATACTCTTCTACATCAGAAGACTGTGTACCATTGGGTAAGTATACCCCAGTAGATGTTTTCTCTAATTCTTTGTACTCAATTAAAATACCTTTAGGGTGTGGTTCATACATAATCATATCTTATAAATTTTAAAACAAAAGTAAAATGAGAAATTGAATTTAACAAATAAAAAGTAAACTTATAAGCTAACTTCTTGTTGCTGAGTAGATATAATTTTCCCCTTAGAGTTTTAAACTTAATTTTGGATTTCCTGCAGTTGGTTTTTAGCCCCTAGTCTACTCTTCCCCTTACACGCTGGTGGTAGCCCTGCAATTATACCAAAACCCTTTTTGCAACTATCGGAGAAAGTTATTCTCTTATTTAGAGAACATTGATCCAACTTCTAACCCACATTTACTTATGGGTGATCTAACTTTAAGAGGTGTATTAAAATTAGGTTGCAGTGCAAAGATATAAAAAATTTTTTTATAAAATAAAAATGTTTTGTGTTTATGTAAGTGAGTACCTACCATTAAAAACCACCCTCCCTTAAGTCTGTAAACTTTATCCCCCACTATTTTTATGAAAGACAAATTGATTTTCTGGCGTCTATTGAGTTCAATAGATACCAAAAAACTAGGTTGGGGTAAGTACACTGTTAGGTCAGGGAAAAATAAAGGCCAATTGCGTAAAGCGTTGGTTTTTGAGAATCAGCCCATATTTCTAGCAAGTACGCTTACCCAAGAAGAAGTGAGAAAAGAATATGAAAACTTAGTTATCTCCACTGTTGGAGAGAACAAAGTGGTTCATTTTCCTGGTATCACAGCAGAAGAAGCCTTTTAGGCTTCTTTTTGCTCATAAGTATAGTATGGTTATTACAACTGTACTATACTTATTGTAACTTGTTGTAAGTTGTTGATTATTAGGTGGTATTCAAAAGGATAGAATTTGACATGTTTCCAGCTAAGTGCTATTGTTGGAACATTATAGTATATATAGCACTAATCCTCAAATTACAAACAAAATGGAATCAATTGTTGCAAAAGGAAGTAATTACTCTTTTAATAATATTAAATTTCTAAAAGAGAGTAATAAGGAAAAAGATTGTGGTTTAACATTAGTTTATCCAGCAGGTGAAACTAAATTTATTCATTGTAATTACTATGAATTGGTAGAATTAACTGAGAATTGGAATAAAACAATAATATATCACGATTCTTATGAATAATAGTTAAACTAAAAAACCATTGCTCCTAGGTTCTCACATGTTGTGAGTTTAGTAAGAGCACAATGCAAAAAACAATGATACCAGAATATTTACAAGAAATGCTTCCTGAATCAGTTGTCAAACAACATTCACGTGGTATACGCAGATATTTTCCAATCCAAAGCAAAACAAAAAGAGGTTGGAAGTATTTACATGAGACCTTTTACATTATCTATGGCAGACAACCATTAGATAATAGTGAAGTAGGATTTGCAATTTTAAGTCAAGGTCTTGATACTTATGTAGAAAGATTTGATGGTAAATTGTGGGTAAGGACTATTTGCGTTGATTAAAAATACTGCAGGTTGTAGAGCATCCACTTTTCAGTGGTAATGCTCTCACCTGTTTCACATTTGCACTAACCTTATGGTTAACAGTTGTAGTATAGGTATTTCCTTACTAACACATCTAGCGGACTACAACTGAGTGCAAACAACACCTAATTCTTTGATAGACTAACAATATTGTAATACTCATTCAGCACCTATAAGGTATATTTTGAGATTTAATTACAAGTTAGTGTAAGGTCGGTCTTATACTCCTTAGCTTAATTAGCTGAAACTCTGATGTTGATGTAGAAATGCACAAAGGAAGCTGTTAAGGTAGTAAGAATGAAAGTACAATAGAGAACTCTTACTGTACTCTATCAAAGTTTTAGGTGTTTTAACTGTTTACCAGATATAGCAGGGTATAAATCTGGAGTAATGTAAATTAAGTTGAAATACTTAATCACTGCAGCTAAGTTGGTAACTTAACAACCAATTATAGTTGTAATACTACGAGGATAGGAGTTATATTCAGGTGATATAACTATAGAGTTGGGTGGGTTGATCTCCACAGTAGTAATATTACAACTAATTTTTTTGTAACCCTTTAAACCACAAATACTATGCGTGAAGCATTAAAGCCAATAGGAATTATCATGGGAATGATAATCCTAACTCTTTCATTGGGAAGTTTAATAAACTTCTTAATAAGTCTTGCATTTATGACAACATTTGTAAGCATTCAATTATCAGCTGTATGGGTTTTATATCTGACAGCAGGATTTTTCTACACAATTTATTTACTGTCAACTGAAGTTTAACCCTTTAAAACAAACAAAAATGGTACAATTACCTAAAAACTGTAAAATTACAGAAGATGCTAATACTGTTTACGTAAAAGCAGTTTATTCAACAAAATTACCTGTTGGTAAACATTTTATGCCAGGATATGGTAAAGAAGTTGAAGTATTCAAAGGCAAAGATTATGTAGATAAAAATAATAAATTCTGCAAAGGAAAACATTTTTACTCTATGTATTTTAAAGTAAACTATGGTCCTAATTGGAAAAAAATGGTGAAAGATGCTTATTTTAAGCATAAAGAGATGGCAATGAATTTTACTTGTGATAATGGAATTGAAAGTCTAATAAAAAGAAAACAAGAGTTGAAAAGAACTTTTGAAGAAATTAGAAATCAATTACCATCACCACCAAAACAAATAACAATAGATTTTTAACTAACTAACAGAGAGGCATATGGTGTAGTGGATTAAGTTTCCAAGCACACTCTGTTTAATCTTAAATAACATGAAACAGTTTATTCAAATCTTCATTCTAATGTGCATAGTAGCTGTAGTGACTAGCTGTGCATCAACTAAAAAGTATCGCTGCAAAGGACTATCAGCTCATCCTAATTTTAAAAAGAGCTGGACAAAACACTAATACACATGTATTTAGGAGAATTAAATGACATTGATGGAAAAATAATGGTATACCTTCCATCAGCACCAACAAAACAAAAATGGTATCCATTAAG